CCACTCACCAGTGACTGGAATTCGGCCTGCTCCAGGGCCAAATCACCTTTTACCTCCGGGGCGATGAACATCAGGGAATCGCAAATCGAGCTCAGTCCAAATTTGGATTCAATATTGTTCGACAGAGTTTTCACGTCTTCGCTCTCATACCATTTTTTGAACACCTTTGTGATGATGGTGGATTTACCGGATCGAGCGACACCCTTCAGGAAAGGGATACACTGCCACCCGTCCATATCTCCAACTTCGTAGCACAAACGCCCACCCATGACGTACATCCACCGGCACACATCTTCGTCGAATCCCTGATAATCTAAAATACTTTGAAAAAACGGAGTCGGAATCTTATAGAAATCGTCCAAATAACTGTAGTCTTCGAACTGCTGGTCGAAATACTTGCAACTCACCTTGGTTGGATCGAGGCACATGAATTCTTTGCTCTCGTAAGAGTAGAATTTGCAGTCGTACACTCCCTGTTCGGGGCACCACACCTTTCCAAGGAAGACGCCGTTCTTAAAGCTCCACATGTGTCGATCTTTCAGGATTTCAGGAAACTGTGAGTCGACGCACGACGAGAGATGTTTGATGACGTCATCGATACCCCTACCCTTCCCAGTGATGTCTTTCCAAAACTCAAAATTCACATCCTTGTCCGCCATCTCGTGCACGAAAGCCTTGATGGTGTGTGTCGACTTCCACGCCCGCGTGTAGTGCCCCTCGCTCTTTCTCTGCACCATGCAGTTTTCCTTGTAGCGACGCATCTCCTTCGTGTAAAGTTCGTTCAGGCACGCGACGATCGCTCTCTGGTGTGGGTTGCACTCCCCCAACTTCACTTCGTCCATCGGATTCGCATCGAAATATTCCGGGTCGGCGTTGTACTTGTCCGGTTGACTTCGTGGGTCTGACACGCGTCTGGTCGCTTTGAAATAGAATCTAACATTTTTGAATCCCTCGTCCACCTGTTTTATCAGGCGACACAGTCGTTCACCGAGCGTGAGCTCGATAGTTTCATCCAAAAATGCCACCATCTCCAGGGCCTTCACCCGGGCGGCGAGACTCTTGAGATACCGCATCTCAAGGTCGCGTTTGTTATCGACGACGCGCATGTTGATGTCCACCGGGAATCCATCGGCACCCCTCTCCTCGGGTGAAAAAAATTGACTATGTCCCAGACGCACGACGGCGATCGGGTTATTTTTCTCAGGCGTCAGATACCACTTCTGTTCCATCAGCGCGATGACATCGACGACTTTTTCAGCGTCGAGAGACTGGATGTTGTTGTATTTCCTTTGTATGTCAGACTCTCCACGGTCGGGATCTTTGTCGATAAAATGAGTTGGCGCCGCCATCTTGATTCTTAATTTGGAATCGACCTGTATCTTTATTTGAGATTTTTTTAATTCTCGGTCATGTTTTTGAGGGTCGAAAAGATTTTAATTAAAATGCGATTCTGGTTTTCGATTTGATTTCCGATGTTGACCAGAGTAGAGCAGAGCGTGTCGCCATCAGGGGTCGTCAAGACCGATGCCAACATGTCGCCAAGTTCATGCACCGGATGGTCGAAATCCATCTCCTCAAGGTCTTCGTCGTCATCCGTGTCCTCGATGATTTCCCCCTCCTCGATTTCTTGTTCGTCATCGGTCTCAAAGTCGTCCTCGTCTTCTTCATCAGCGATTCGTACACCCTTGTCGTCGACCACAATCGTCATTATACCATGGGCTGAGAAAAGTCACCGGAAAAAATCACGCATTTAGGGAGCATGCGAGATACTCAGGCGAAAATTATTTTCTCTGCGTATAGTACAAAACACTCTCAACCATGGCTGGTGGTCTTATGCAACTCGTTGCCTACGGCGCTCAAGATACCTACCTCACGGCTTCGCCGAAGGTTACCTTTTTCCAGGCCGTGTACCGACGACACACGAATTTCGCGATGGAAGTCATTGAACAAACCGTTAACGGCACCCCGGCGAACAACGGTCGCGTCTCCGTCACCATCGCGCGTAACGGTGACTTGATCGCCGACATGTACGTCGAATCCAAGGCCGCGACCCTCGCTTCGTCCTCCGTCGGTGGTTTGGCCACGGCGTGGGCCGCCGAGCGCTTGGTCAAGGACTGCGAATTGTCCATCGGTGGCCAGCGCATCGACAAGTGCTACCAAAAGTGGTGGCGTCTGTACGCGGAACTCTACTTGGACAGTGCGAAAAAGGCGACGTGGGGTAAGATGACGTCCGGTTCCGGTGAATCGATTTACCTGCCGCTGATCTTCTTTTTCAACCGCAATCCGGGTCTCGCCCTGCCCCTCATTGCCCTGCAATATCACGAGGTTCGCTTGGATTTCGACTTGTCTTCCGAGTTCGAAGGCTACGTTGATTCCGCGAAGACTTTCAAGGTTTGGGGTAACTATATCTACCTCGACACGGAGGAACGACGACGCTTTTCCCAGAAGGCGCACGAGTACCTCATCGAGCAAACCCAACACACCGGCACGGACTCCGTGACGCAAAACAGCACGAAGCAAGTCCGTCTCTCCTTCAACCACCCGGTGAAGGAGCTTGTCTGGTGCTTCAACGATGGTGCCGTCGGCAACGCGTCCGCGTGGAACTTCACGGCCCAAGCCGCCAACAACGATGTCGTTCTCACGACGGACCCGTCCGCCATCGCGGATTCCAACGCCTTCGTTCCGATTGACCAAGTGGGTGCCCCGCTCTACGCGGTCGGTACCGGCGCGTCCACGGAACGCTGGATTGAAGAAGGCACCACCGGCGCCTACGGTCCGCTTTCCGAAATGAAGCTTGTCCTCAACGGTCAAGATCGCGCCAAGGCGCAAGACGGTAAGTTCTACAACCAAGTGATGCCGTACATGCACCACTCCGGTTCCCCGTACCCGGGTATCTACTGCTACTCGTTCGCGCTCCGACCGGAGGAGCACCAACCGACTGGTACGTGTAACTTCTCCCGCATCGACAACGCCCAAGTTTCCGTCACGCTTAAGAACACGGCGAAGACCACGATGCACTTGTATGCTGTAAATTACAATGTTTTGCGCGTGCAATCCGGTATGGGAGGCCTCGCGTTCTCCAACTAAGTTTGCCGTTTCACCGTTTCACCCCTTCGCGTATTAAAAAAATTCAATTTTGATTTTTTCGTGTAATTAAAAATCAAAATTGATTGCAGGTCATGAGGAAGTGTAACAAGTGTGGGGAACGCAAACGACTTGAGGATTTCCCAAAGCACAAAACGTGTACTGACGGCCACCTGTATACGTGCAAAAAGTGTCGCCATGAATACATTAAAATTTACAGGGCACGGAACCGTGATAGGATCAACAAGGTGCGACGTCAGAAAAGGCACGAACCCGAACCGGTGGAACCCGAACCGGTGGAACCCGAACCGGTGGAACCCGAACCGGAACCATCCGTCACGAAAGTGTGCAACAATTGTTTAGAGACAAAATCACTTGGGGATTTCCCAAAGCACAAATCATGCGCGGGTGGGCGCCTCAACACGTGCAAGAAATGTCGTCACGAGTACATCAAATCTTACCGGTCAAAGAATGGAGATAAAATAAACGAGACTCGACGTGCATTGTATCATGGTGAAAAGCTAAAAAAAATAAGGGAACGAGAGAAATTGCAAAAAGAATTCCTAGAGGTTCTCCGGAAATTTGATTTTCCACGTTCGCACACACGAAAGAGGGTGATGCAACCAGGACAAAAAGATTATGAATACGTTGCACTCGGAATTATAAAAAACAGAGAAAGTACCGTGAAAAAATTTAACAAACCCAAATTCGATTTATCCCGAAAAACTAAAAGAACAAGGTACAACCAAATATACACCAAGGCAAAGAAGCTCATGAAGATGTACGACGAACAATTTTGTTTCACGACAGTCGTCATTAATAAAAATCAACGGGCGGCGCGACACAAAGACGCAAATAATGCCAGCGACAGTTACATCATAGGTTTGGGGGATTACACCGGGGGTGCGTTGCGAGTATGGAGCGAAGATGAAGAGACGTTCGAAGACCATGACATAAAAGACACGTGGTTCAGGTTCAACGGCGCGACGCGCTTTCACGAAACACTCCCATTCGAGGGTGAACGGTATTCCATAGTCTATTATAAAATTTGAGTTTCCAAGAAATCGATAATATCTTGGGTGTCCTCTTCCGTTTCGTGATTGAATTCAAAAACTGTAAAGTGAGACATGATGTTTTGTATCTTCGTTCGTCGACCCTTTATGAAAGATTCTGATTGTGAAGATCCCCGTTCCCCGTAACGTCGCTCCCTGACTGCATCTGACACCGAAAGCACTACTATTGAAACGTCGTGTCCAAGACGTTCCGCTTCTTTGAAGAATTTTACAGACGTGAGACGGTCACCCTCAAAAACTGTGACAGCGTGTGTTGGATTCTGTAGGTATTGGATGGCAACCGGTTGAACAGCCATGGAAAGTTTGTCCGTGCCAGCAAATACATCTCCTTCCCTGTATTTTCCAAAGACACGAATTCCGTTGCGCTCGTTCAGGTGACTGTTGAGAAGTTTCATCGGAGTATCCTCAACCCACTCGCGCGTCTCCATCCATCGTCGCATGAGAGTGGTTTTACCCGTTCCCGGCATTCCTACAATACCTATTAATTTCATAAATTAAGTTTTTATGTGTAATGTGTAATGTAAACGTCATGAACGTAAACTTTAATTACAACGAATACGAGAATGACTATGAAAATATGATTGCTCGTGAAGACCGCCACTAATTAACTCTGATTTTCACCATACCTTTTACAATTCGCATTTGATGTGGATTGTAAAAAGAAGAATGTTTATTAGCACTGTATTTGGAATTGATTTATTGATCTTCGAGAGCGCAACACTTAACTTCGTAAATGCCGTGGTGCTGGTCGTTACCGGCTGACGCTCCGGCGATATCGTCGACGGTCTTGATGGAGGTCATCACCTTCGGCCAACACTGACCTTCGTCAAGGTGGATGCCCGCATGCAAACCTTGGTCCGCTGGGCGGTCCTTGGCGTAATGTCTGTACGACCTCTTGGTCTCACACGAATCTTTGTTTACGATGACCGGACTGCAAGAATAATTTGTCTTCATTTTCTGTCCCACCTTTTCAAATTCGTAACCCTGAATAGGAGAATTGCCACAGTTCATGTCCATGAGGGTTTTCCATGGACCTTGCCACTGCGCGCCTTCATTGAGAGGTGCATCGACGGTGCGAGTGGATTTTTTCTTACTTCCGGGGGCGCTGATGTTTTGCGTACAACCCGACTCAAAGTACTGGTGTCCGTTCGGGAGCCACTTTTCTTGCTCAGCGTTCCAGGAGTGATGTCTGTGGTTGCGCGTGGAGTGGATGCCGCCCATGTCACCGCAAATGGCACCGGTGCCGTCGATGCCCTGCGACTCCTGTTTGAATCTGTTATACGGCCACGTCGGGCTCATCACGAGCTTTTTGAGCTTGTAACGGGCAAAGAGGTAATCCTCCACATTTAAGATTTCCTGGATCGTCAACTCACGATCGTAAAAGAGGACTTCAGCCACCGCCCAGATGGACTTTTCGCCGTGACCACCCCAACCACCGGCGCGCGCCTGACCATAGTTGATCGACATTTGCGTCGGGGTGATGGCAGAATGGTTCGTGACACCGCTTCTTTGCAAGCCTTGGAACCGGTACAGGTGCTTCTGATCCGTGTTGACGGTGAAAATGTCGTACCAGGGCGGAGTGCCCCACTCCGGTCTGTGCCAGTGAGCCAAGGCACCAGCGCCTTCGCGATACGCCAACGCGACGTGACCCCCGTGCGAACCGGAGAGGAAATTAGCGTCCGTACCGTCGAAAATGCGACCCATACCCGGTTTATTGTAGTCGGGCACGATTTCGGCATTGTAGCGCGAAACGTGAAACATGGTAAATTTCTTCCCACGGGTAAGAACCTCTTGTGGGAACCGGAGGCCGTCTTCGAGACCACCGATGAGGTACTTCACACCACCGGACGTGTCATCGCCGTCGATCGCCTCCGGGGCGCCGAGAATTTCTGTCGCGTCGTTGTTGTTTCCGCTCTTATCCGCCCACACAAGGTCGTCGTCGTTCCAACTCGCTCCGTCGTACCAGCCGACAAGTCCGGAGATGCTCTTGGGATCGAAATCAGCTTTGTTTTCATCAACCTCAACGGCGATAGTCTCTCCCTGGTCGGCCTGTTCCGGGGCGTCCTCGTCCTCGGCACCTTCCTGAGCCATAGCGACTGCGCCTGTTTGATCCGCCCCTAAATTTTCCGGTTCGACCGGGGGCAGGGCCGGTGCCGGACCCGGGGCATCACCACCTGACATTAAAAAGTAGGCGACGAGTGCCACCAGCACCAGCATGAAAACGACACCGCCGATAATCGCAGCGCTCATGTTATACTAGTATGTTGAGAGAAAAAAATGATTACGCGTCCTCGAGGGCGCAACACTTGAACTTGTATTTTGGCGCTCCGTCCTCGTCAGTGTATTTGAATTGCGACATCACCTTTCCTCGACCGCAGTCGGCGATTCGTCCGTCGAGGGCTTCGTTCAAACCGTCGTCCGTACCCACTTCAATCTCTTGAGAGGTGCACGATTGTTTGTTCACGGGGACGTTCTGACACTTGTAATTGAGTCGAACTCTCGAACCATCTCCGGTTGCTTCGAACGAGTATCCACCGATCGCCCGTCCGTTACAATCCATGTCCATGAGACCCTTGTACGCGTTTTGCCATTGAGAGATTTCATAATATTTCGTCTGTTTCGTGTCGAATCCACCCTCCAGACCCTGGATACATCCGTTGTCAAAATTTCTTCTCTGCTTCTTTTGTCCGTCTGCATCCTGATGTTGTAGCAGTCTATTCCACGACATGGCACCTTGTTCACCGCAGTCAGCACCCATGAATTCGATATCACTCAAATTTTTCCCATCTCTCGCAAAGTTGTGCATGTGCATGCGCGTTCTGACGGATTTCATGATTCGGTATTTCTTCAACAGGTAGTTTTCAATTTTCATGCACTCATCGATGCCAAGTTCGCGGTTGTACACGATGATTTCGGAGACGGCCCAATCACTGGGCTCCGTGTTCACGAACTGACCGTCGTTGAGAGTCAGTTGTCCAGGTATGAGGGCGCTCTGATTCGAGAGACCCGAACGAGTCATCCCGTTGTAACGCAAGAGGTGCTTCTGATCAGTGTGCACGATGAAGTCGTCAAAACTTTGTGGTCTCATGTGGTACGCGAGATAACCAGACCCGCTGCGGTGGGCAGTTCCGACTTCACCCCCGTGGAAACCACTGAAGAAGTTGTTATCGACGCCGTCGAAAATCCGCCCGCGTCGATTGCCGTTATAGCGAGCGACGTGAAACAAGGTGTATTTGCGTCCGGTAGACATCACGGCCACCGGAAACTTCATGCCAGAACTGGCACCACCGAACAGATATTTTTGATTGTTCGAGGAGTCGTCACTGGCAACATCGATGGATCCCTTGATTTCGGTGACATCGTTCTTTGCGGCGGACTTGTCGGTCCATACTTCATTCTCTTCGTCCCACGAGTTGCCGTCATACCAACCGGTGAGACCGCTAATTTTAGAGGGATCGTCAACTGATGGCGCGTCACTGGAAACTTCTTCCTTGACGTCGACGGTCTCTTCTTTCGACACGTCATCTTCTGACAGCTCCACCGCTTCTTCTGGAGTTTCAGCAGTCGTTTCCTCGACTGGACTGGAAGCATTCGCTGTTCCATCGCCTCCCTGGAGCACGAAGTACAGAATGAGACCGATCACCAAAAATATCACTGCACCTATCACAACAGGTTGCATAGTTTACAATAGCCATTTATTTTTTTTGTTAAAGGCAAGATTCACATATGTATGAAAGATGAACAAAGTCTTCACTGACGGCAGTTCGTTGGGGAATCCTGGACCGGGGGGCTGGGCGTGCATCGGTCCTGGTTTTGAAATCGTCGGGGGCGCGACAAAGACGACAAATAACATCATGGAAATGACGGCGGTCGCGGAAGCCCTCGAAAAGTGCTTGGAACTCGAACTGGACGACATCACGATGTACACCGATTCTATGTACGTGCGAAATGGAATAACCAAATGGGTGCACTCGTGGAAACAAAATAAGTGGAAGACTTCGAAAAACGAACCGGTGAAAAACCGGGAATTGTGGGAGCGAATAGACGTGCTGAGGGATAGTTTCAAGAGTATCGACTGGAGGTGGGTCAAGGCGCACGCCGGAAACCCGCTCAATGAAAAGGTGGACAGGCTGGCAAGAAACAAGGCGACGGAGATTAAAAATATGACACTGTAATAATATGAGTGAAGACTGGGATCACAAGTCTGAAGATCTGCTGAAAGAGTGGAAGCAAAAGGCTTCCGGATATCGATGGTTGCACGATCACGCTCGAATCCACTATAAACGTGCTTCTGACCTCCTGTCGTACCCATCGATAATCATAGCCAGCATCACCGGAGTCGGTGGTTTCGCGGTCATAAATCCAACGAGTGACGCACAACTTCCTGAGCACGTGCGCGTTTTTCAGGTGTTGTTCGCGACTCTGAACGTTTTAGGGGGGGTGTTGAATTCGATCGCAAAATTTAGTCAGAGTTCTTCTTTGGCGGAGAAGCACAGCGAGATGAGCACGGCGTGGTCTAAGTTGTATCGGGCGATAGACATGGAGCTCAGCCTCGACCCCAAGCATCGAGAGAAGGATAATATCACGGATTTAGTGCGTCAATTTCGCCAGGAGTACGATCGATTGTTAGATCAAGGACTAGATCTTCCCACGTGCAGTATACTCGCATATCAAACCAAATTTAAGGACGACCAAAGGGCGAAACCTGACGTCGTGAACGGGTTGTCACCGGTCATAAAACAAGCGAGTGAAAAGACCATCGCCGACCTGGTGGCAAAATGGAAAAATGCCCTCAGTCGCGCACCTTCCACAGAAGTTTCCTCCCCACTAGCGCCACAGTTATGAGTACCAAGATGTCGAAAGTAGTGATTTCGTAACGAAACACGCGAAAAAGTTTGTACCACATCGCGTGGCAGATGTTCTTTTCGCCCCTGTTGCCCTTGATGTCCCGTAAAAACGTTGGACACCCCTTCACGCTTTTCCGGTTCGTACTCCACGACCCCGACATCGTTGCATCCTCGTCAGTCCAGAATGAATTCTCAATATCCACGTATTTCTGCAAACCTTTGACGTAATTTGTGTCCAAGTCATATTGATAGTCGAATTTATGCCTTAAGATTTTTTCAGCCCCCTGTCGGGTGACAAAGTAAGCGGCGGCAGAGGCTGACAGTCTCCCCGGTGACCCACCACCACGGGGGCAAAGACCGTCGCAGTGCAGGGATAACATGTCCCACTGCCCTTGACTCGAAGCGATTTTCCGGAGAGCGTCGACGTCGACGAGTGGGAATGCGTCATCTTCGAGAATGAGAGCGACCTGTCCCGGGTCTGTCTCCAAAAAAGTTTTAAGCGCCACGATGTGTGAGTATATGCACCCCATATTGGAGTGGGGTGTGAGCCGTCGCGCGTGTTCGGCGAAGTGTGTGTGCACGTGCTCATCGGGTATTTCAGGTCTCGTAAATGCCCTGATACGGACCGGCACGATACCGACTTCCCGAAGGGCCTGTGACTGGGCCTTGAACCTATCCGCTTGCGTGTCAAGATTTATCACGTACGTTGTGAAGTTCATACCTTTATTTAATATCAGATATTAACTCTTCGATATCTCGATAGTATCTCCGGAGGTCCTTCATGAACCTTTTGTTGTTTTCCAGAACTTCACATTCGAGTTTATTTTTGTAAATCCACGCCAAATTTGCTTTGCTATATTTAGTATCTTTTTGGTTAGGTGTCGGTTTCCTAGGCGTGACTTTCTTCTCTTTTTTCACCGTCCCTGGGGATGAATCGACGCGTCGTGTGAAAGATAGGGCTTGAAGCACCGTGTCGGCGAGGTCGTCTTTCTTTTTGGATGACATGAACACATCCACCCAGTCTTTGTTCATGTCACCGGTGTGGATGAATTCCCGACACCTCTCTATTGCCGTGTTCTTACGTTTCTTATACAGGGTTTTACCGGCACCTGCGACGTCCGGTACCTTGTGTCGCGCGTCGTACAGGATCGTCTCTGCGTGTGGACTTTTGATCACGAAGTAGCTCTGCAAAAAGTGCATGACACTTACCATTTTCTTGTTCCGATCGGGTTGTTTTTCGATGAGAATAACGTCCGCCGTGAGTACCCATGGGCGTTCGTCGAGGTGTTTCCTTAAGGACACGTACAAACCGTCTTTATGTTCCGGTGGGACACCGCTCACATCCCACTGCTCGATACGGTTATTGGACGTTTCGTTGAGTAAACACATTGCGAGATTTCGAATACCGACATCGATACTTAAAATCATTTTATAAACATGTACATTTTGGCTTTAATTAGTTTTTTTCTTTCCACCGCCGGCCAATGCAATTAAAAGCACGAATGCACAACAAAAGCTCACACACGCCACGATGGAGATGATCCCGATGACACTGGTAAAGAATTTTTGAGCCTTGTACAGAATACTATTCTCTCTCTTTTGAATATTTTTCTCAATTTCCTGGGTGGCTTTGTTCACTATAGGATCGGCTAAAATTTCATCAACGATGCGATTTCCCACGGTCTCTGCGGTGAGCATGGCAACTATGTCCTGCGATGCGTCGATTTTTCCACGACCACCCCGACAATCAAAATTGCCCCCAATAATTAATTCGGACTTTTGGATGTTTACCTGTTCGGCCATAAGTTCCGTCATGGACTCCTGTGTGATGTTGTTTTCAACCACGTTCTGGATCGTAGCATTCATGTGTTGTGTAATTTGAGCATCGCTGGCCGCACCTGTCACATTTAGCGAGTCACCGATGCCTTTCAACATATCGACGTTCCCTTCCATCGCCTGTTGCATCATGTCAGATATTGAAGATTTCATGTCGACCACCGCGGCAGTGGCGGATTCCACTGTGCTGACGTTTTGGGTGCTAATTTTTTGATTCATCATGATGTCGCAACCCACTACATTTCCTGCAATGACGATGGTAAGCTTTTGAATGTTATTTTGTGAGGAGGACACAGTCGTTCTATTTTTTACGATCTGGTTCATCACCGACTTGTTCATCGCATTTATGTTGAGGAATTGTTCAATCTGTTGGCGAGGGCTTCCGCCACCACCACCTCCCATTTATGTAAGAGCAGATAATTTATTCATCATCTCTTCATTCCGGGTCCACTTATCTTGGATGCACCGGCCTTGCCGACGTTTTGTCCAGCCGGTGACATCATGAAGACCACGAGGCCTATGAGAGCTACACAAAGCACACAGCCTATGATATAGAATATACCAGTGGAAGAATTGATGATACCGGAGATGGCAGAGCCTATGCTATCGACGATGGAGGCAACACCGGTGTTTTTCTTACTCTGCCCGGCTTCAGCCTTTTGAACGACGGCGCTCACCATCTCGTTCTTGAGCAGTTTCTCGGTCAGCATGTCACTCACAGCCGAGGCGGTGAGAGCTGCCACTACATCCTGAGATGCGTCTATGGTACCTCGACCACCTCGGCAATCGAATGTGCCACCGATGATGAGTTCCGTGCTCTGAATATTTACCTGCTCAGCCATCAGTTCGGTGATGTTTTCTTCGCTTATGTTCGTTTCGACGATGTTTTTGACCATCGTTTTCACGGTCTGTTCAATGTCCTGGTTGGTCTTTGCACCCACGATCCCTGAAATGTCGCCCAACTCGGAAAGCATTTCCATGTTGGCGGCGGCACTCTGCTCCATTTGCGAAGAGATTTCTTGCTTCATGTCGACGATCGCACTCACAGCCGAGTCGACAGTGGACTGATTACTAGCTTCGATCTTTTGCCCTGTTTTGATGTCACATCCCACGACACTGCCACCGATGACTATGGACAGCTTTTGGATGTTCGTTTGAGACGACGCGACCGACGTGCGATTCTTGGTAAGTTGGTTCGTGATCGTCTCGTTCAGCGAGTCGATTTCAAAAAATTGCTTGATGCTTTGACGTGACGTGCCTCCGCCCATGTTTACTCTTGACCCAGAAAATTTTCTCTGGTTTTTACAAGGTATGACCGAGTGCAGTGTTATAGGATTTAAGCATGAAGCGGCCGTGGCCGTTCACGGTGGTAATCAGCCAACATACAGAATTTCAATTCCCGGTAAAGACACGGATGACTTGGGTCTGTCGGCATACTCCGCTGATAAAATCGGTGAAAACTGTCAGGCTTTGGCGTATTACGAAAAAGGAAAAAAAGGTGCATCGTTTTTGATGAAGGCTGGTGACCTGAAAAACCCACCTGATTTTGGAAAGTGGAATGATCACATATACAGCATTGACCTGAAGAATTTGAAGCGCGACGAAAAAGGGAAAATCACACACGACCTCGATCGAACGCTTCCACACGAAGAATTGGGTGACTTAAATCATTTTTGTCCAGGAGGAACGGCTGAACCCAAGTCCAGGGCACCCCACATCCGGTGTACGTACAGCGATTCGAACGCTACAGGGGTGAAAGACCTGTACAATGCAAAAGGTAACGATAAACAACTGCAGGATATGTACCAAGTAGTCATTCAGAAATTTTGCAAGGGCAAGGTGGGCGAAAAAGCGACTGACCCGGTTTGCAAAGAACCTTATATCACTGCGGCACAGGTCGAGGAGTGGAATAAGAGGTTTTGTGAGTCTGACAAATACGATGATAATTGGTGCAACTGCTACAATATCGTGAACGAACGTTGTGGAGAGTTACCGGATAGCACTGTTTGTAAGAATTCCGAACTTCCCCAAGAACTCGCCAGCGAGGACGCCATCGGTGAAGAGGGCTACAAACAACTGCAGAAGTATAAACACTGTCGACGTGGCGTGTGTCCGGCCACCATTTGGCGACCCGAGAACACACCGGAGTGTCCATCAAAGGTAAACATTTGTGGAAGAGATTGGAATTTAGGCACGGCTTCAAACAGTGACATAATACGTCACTGTGTGATGAATAGTGGAAGAAGTCCGGATGACATCAAGAAACTGCTCGACAGTTTCGAACAACCTGAAGAATTGGGTGACTGGACCGTTGAGAAAGAGCCGACTGAAATGGAAAAAGAAGCTTTCGCGTTTGGTCAGGTTGTCATTTCTAGTTGTCTTTGTATCGTGTGCATGGGTGTGTTATTGGCGGCCACAAGAAAGTAAATTGAATTTTTTTATGTACTCATTCTAAACAATGACTAGATACAAAACATTCTTTGCTGCCATTGTTCTCATCGCCATTATCGCATGGGTGCACAGACGTGAATATAAGAAAGATTTGACACCGATCATGAAATTTATTGATGAACACGACATCAAACCAATCGTGTTGTATTCAGTCGTAAAAAAGAATGGTATCGACGTTGATTTAAATGAATTTATCTCTGCAATCGAAAAAAGAGGAAACAACAAAACCGCTGTGAAAGCGTTTATCAGGACACTGTAAAAAAATCTCTCACAATAATAGAATTACATCATGGGTGGTGGTGGTGGTGCCCCCCCACCGCCTCCTCCGCCACCGGATATCGAGTATCCGTGGACTGGTGGTGAAAATGAATGTCGTTTACGCGTCGGCACAAACGTGGCTGGATGGGATAAAGGATCTGTCGAAAGCTTTGCCGCACAGAAACAGGAATATACTTTTCAGGCTAAGGACGACCTCAATGACGCGGACAAATTAGCGGCGGACAATCTGATGAAAAAAATTGAAAAATTTAGGTACGTGCTGTTGAGACAGGGGCCATCGACTAGGGACGGCGTTCCCATAAACGTCTTGGAGCTGAATGTCAAACTGAACGATGGTACGGAAGTGGCTACGGGTAAATCAGTGACGTTTTTCCAAGAACATGGGAGTTATCCAGCGCGTCATCTCACCGATGGTAATCGTCAGACGATGGCACATTCAGCCGACGGAAGCAGAAACCAATGGTTTCTGGTCGATCTTGCACAGGAATATGATTTCAAAGATCTGAATCACGTTCAAATATTCAACAGACGCGATTGTTGCAACGACCGGATATTTGGTGTCTTAACTTTTCTGATTGATAAGGATGGCGTACCGATCTGGGAATCTCCACCGGAGCGAGGTTTTTTAGATTCCAAGTGGTACAGGTGGGATTTCAGTGTCACAAAATATGCCAGAGATGACTTGAGTTACAAACTGCCACAAGGTGATGCGTTTGGTTTATACGGGATTGCAATGTCGGAACCAACCGGTACTTTACACACGGAAGCTGAACGATTATTGAAGAAAGTCTATGGAACCAAGCATTTTCAAAGTTACCGGTTGCACGATGGTGGTTGGGATAGACAGATTGGTACGGGGAGGCAAAACGCAGATAATATCCACGACAACATAGACATAATGGAAGCCATGGGTGATTGTAAAGACACGCTGTGGTTGTACACTGACCACGGTGTCTACAATAGTAAAGGATTCATCAAGGATGAAAATGCAGATACTTCGTTTGAGAAGTGGGATGTCGTTGACGGCACAGTTGTGCCGATCAATAAGGGTTTCAACCAATTAAACAGTTGGGAACACTACCCGGCACATGGACATTTTTTTAATGAAATAAGTCACCTGTGGGCGCGACCGATTCCAAAAGACAATTATAATGTCGATATGGAAATTCATGGTCTTATAAGGAATGGCCACGGCACCATATGGTATGACGCGAACGCACAGAGAGATGCTTCGTTTAGTGGCGACGGACGCTTTTACAAGCAGGATACACGGACAACGCTTTCTTGTCCCGGAAAGCACCATCACCCACACACGCAGTGTCCTGGCGCCGTTGTTGGAGAGCCGTGTCCCGGTGGTCGTATGCATTGGGTGAATTCCCAAAAGGTGCGATGTTACTACCAGAACGAACAGGAAATCAACGCTTTGAAATCTTTTGTCGCGAATGCAAAATCTGGTGATCCTCGTGTAGCTATGTTCGAAAACGTCAAGGGCGTGTTTTGTGCAGACCCACAAAATATCGAAAAAGTTGTTGACGGTCAGAAATGCAAGCAGTGGGGTGATGCCGAAAAGTTGACGCGGGAATACTGTTCCTCTAACGACTGGGAGAAGATGAAATCTGGTGACAACACGTGCTCGAGAACCGGTATGCCCAACGAAGATTTATTCGAGACCCTTGCGAGTGAATTTTGTAGTGCGAATGCCGGTGAATCTTGGTGTAAGTGTTATAATCAGGTGCAAGACGTCTGTGGTGAAAACCCAGAGGGCGCTGGATGCGCGGAAGTTGACGCAGAGATTGA